TGCCATTTACTCGTCACCTTCATCTCCAATGTAGTCCGACAAGAAGTTAGCTGCTTCAAGCAACTTATTTCCCCGAGTGTTAAGTTCACTGTACTTTCTCCACAACGGTAGAGCGTCATCAACTGCCTCAAGTAGCAGCTCGATCTGCTCTCTTGTCAGTGGTGGATGATAGAGAAGTTCCATCTAGTCCTCCTTATGTGTGACATAAACCATCGTCCTCGATACACAACCACATACTACACCAACGTACCGCAATGGCTGGGTCACAGCCCAGCACTGGCACTGTACTACGCCGGAATTGTAGGAAGGTCCGCCCGTCTGGGTCTTGCTTCCACTTCCTCCGCAACGCTTCTTGTTGTTGTCTGGTGATACGCAAATGATCCTCCTTTCAAAAAAAAGACGCACTGAACCTGCACGGTTCATGCGCCTTGCCGCATCGGCCTTGGCCGGTGAAGTTCAGATTGTTGGGGAGTTTATGGGTCTATCATGGTGCGATACCCATCATGCCCAGTGTGCCAGAATTGGGACTGAGCGCCCCTAGATCCGGCATATATAATTGGATGTTTCGTCTGGGCTAGTAGTTCGCACGCCCTGCCCGTGCTGGTAAGTCCATGTGAGGACCACGAAATATTTTCTTCTTGTTTCTTTAATTCTCTACGTTGAAGTCTATATTGCTTTGGTGTCATGTTTTCCCCTTTGTAGGGTACTATACAGTACCATTAAATCTTCACATCTCAATAGGGAATATCTCCAATGATTTCAATAGTATAGTACCACATATAGTAGGTGCAGTCAAATGGATCTCAGCCCAGGAAATGTAGATAAAAGATAGGACTAGTCGTCCTCGACCAGCCCTAGTTTCTACTCGTTTACTTCAACGACACATACTTCATCATCGGAGAGTGCAGCATCTATGTGTATCATTATCTCAGGATCTATTTTGTAAGGTCCATCGGATAATGCTTCAATTTGGGCCAGCAGTTTCCTTCCCAGCTTTGGATTAGGATCTAGGCCACGCTTGTATGATGCCAAGAGAATGTCTCGCATTGCTAGTCCTCCTCCTCCTCGCATGTACACTCGTCACATTCCTCGATGACGTGATGCAGGACATGGGTTATCAGACTGATTCCATTGATAGGTGTGGGAGCACAACGCAAGGCGACACCCATGCTGGCATGTAAGGCACCGATTATGGCTTGCGCCACACCTAGTTCCTCGGCAACAAACATAATCTCAGCGTCGATTCGGTCGATTACTTCGCATATCTTCTTCGCATCTTCATCTTTCATGCGTCCACTTCCTTTTCCCACATTTCATAGTAGAGACATGCTTTAGCTGTGAATGCTTCAGCCTGATCAAAGTCGTCTGTGTCTAGTGCTGCCTTCTGATACCTTGATGCCAAGCTCCACAGTGCATTTGTTTTTATATTCATTCATGTTCTCCTTGTTGAAGTAATAATAAGTATATAATAAATATTGGTCTAGGTCAAACTGATGGGATGGTACTGTACAGTACCCTTAAATCTCGATACCTACATGCGTGCGTGAATACATATATTTAATAAAGATCAGGCATGTGTGAATGTATGAATTGCAGACAAAAAAATAGGGCGATCAATGGACCGCCCCTAGTTGATGTTTGGTTGCTAGAAAATCGCCAGTTTATCCATAGCATGAGTAGAGTTTAGGCTATTGCGGTATTTCACGGCTTCATCCCGTGTTTTAAAGCATGAGTGAATCACGTTGCGTTGTCCCGCATAATCTCGTACAACGTGATACCAGGCAAGCTCGCCGTCGTAGTATCGTTTGATCTCGAATGGTGCTAGTTCGTCTCTCATGATCGTGTGTTCCTAGGTTTGTTGCAACAATCATTAGTATATACAAACCAGGATTGACGGTCAAACGAGTGCTAGATATGGAAATTAGGCAAAAAAAATGAGGCGATCAATGGACCGCCTCAGTTTGTTGTTGTGTTATTTCACGTCAATCATGGCGTGAAGCATGTCAATGTTGGTTTCGATGAAGGACGAATATGGTGATCGATTTTCGCCATCTTCCATCGTATCTCGTAGGATAGGACCATGTTGATCGGTACCATCCCTGAGCTTATCCGCCAGCTTGGTGATTTCCACCAGAATCGGACCAGTCGCCGGATTTTTTCTGACGTCATGGTGCCGGTCAGCGGCAGTTTCGGTTGATGCTTGGAAAGTTCGAACGGCACGGGCTTTCACAATTGGTGAATTCGGCGAGCCATCGGAAAGGGACGTCATGGTGTGTGTCTTGGAATGTCCCTTGGCATCAACGTATCCGATGGACTTGGCTATATCCGCCACTGTTTCCGGCATGACATCACCATTGTTTTTCCGGATCATGGCGTGGACTTCCGGTGAATGTATGACTTGAGATTGGGATTTCTTAAGTGACTTTGATTTCCCGTCCCTTGTCAGACCATGCAATACGTCCAAGGTTTTATTGATTTTCACCTTGTCACGATCTGTCCTACACTTGGAGCCATATAATAGCGCCTCATGTAGGAATGCCGCATGTGCCGCCTTGTCAGCGGTGAGGGCGTCTGCCGATGTTTTTGCGGTAGCCTTCGCCGCATGATACCTAGCCTCCAAGCTCGCCATCATTTCGTCCGTTATGGCATCCTGAGGTTCGGTAGTGACTGGCAACAATTCTGTAGTGTCTTTGAGTTTCGCTTTTGACATAACATTCCCATAGGAATTGAGCGGTTAAGGTAGCGAGCGCCATGGGTCCGCTCAGGCAATAGGCACAGGATGGACCGTCGCCGCCGTGGCGCTTGGTTCGGATTCACAATGAGAAACAGCACATCGTCAATCAGTGACGATTGAGACGTTTATACGCCCATTCCATGCATGTGTCAAACATGTTCGGCAATGGGTACAGTACAGTACCTTAGATCTATTGTATCTCAATGGCTTATGACGTTTCTCAGGACGTGCAGACATGCAAGCATATGGGCGCATATGTGCCTTCATATCCCCAAGCGGGACGACCAAACCCAGGTAGGCTCACAAGTAATCAAAAGAATATCTGAACGGGCTATACATGAACGCCCAAGAATACTTGCTGGCAAGAATAGCCCAAGTAAATAAAAAAAGTTAGGGGTGGGGGGAAAAAATCCCGCCTACGCTAATATATATATATAATGACTCTCAAATATTTTCTAAAATTTACGGGTTTATCATCATATACTTAGGTCGCCCCTTTAAGTACTATAATAATATTTTTTATATTTCTTCTTGGGATATAGGTATCTATAGTGTATAATAGTACTATGGAGAGTACAAATAATAATTATATAGAGTCCTATATAAACCTTCAAAGTCTTCTGAAGATGCAAGTGGAAGATCAATGTCATGATGATTTCCTTTCATTTGTTCGACTGGTCGCCCCCACCATTGTGTCGGGCTTCAAGATGGGTCGTCATATCGAAGTCATCTCCGAAAAGCTACAGAAAGTACAGGATGGAGAACTGAAAAGACTGATGGTCTTCCTCCCACCCAGATCTTCCAAGTCCATGATATGCTCCAAACTGTTCCCGGCATGGTACATAGGGCGCAATCCAGAGCATGAGATATTGACCATCTCACATAGCGATCAGCTCAGTAGTGACTTTGGTCGCTCTGTCAGGGACATTGTAAATACCGAGGAATTCCAGAAGATATTCAGGGGTGTCGCCTTGAAGAGCGATGTACGGGCTGCTGGTAAGTGGAAGACAACCCAGAATGGTACTTACTATGCTGCTGGTGTCCGATCCCAGATTGCCGGACGAGGTGCTCATGTGGCTATCCTAGATGATGCCATGTCTGAGGAAGATGCGATCTCCTCAGCCGGTCGAAGATTTATCAAGGAGTGGTATCCAGCAGGACTCAGAACACGTATCATGCCTGGGGGGTCCATCGTAATAATCAATACTCGCTATCACTATGATGATCTGTGTGGATGGCTCCTCAAGCAACAGGAGGACATGTCAGACTATGAAATCATACCTTGGGATGTTGTCCGCATACCAGCCTGGATAGACGAAGATTCTTCAGATCTCCTAGGTCTTCCCATTGGTACAAGCTACTTTCCAGAGTGGAAGCCTGACTCGGTTCTACAAATAGATGAAAATGAAATAAAAGCAAGCAATGGAGCCAGATACTGGAATGCTCTGTACATGCAAGATCCGACTCCAGAGGAGGGTGGTCTAATAAAGAAAAAATGGCTCAAGAACTGGGACGAAGCGGAACCTCCTGCATGTGACTTTATCATCCAGACATTCGACACGGCCTTCTCTACCAAGACCACTGCTGATTTTAGTGTCATACAAACATGGGGTATTTTTTATCAATATAATCAGGACGGAAAAGGTTATGAAGACTTTGCTCCACACCTGATTTTACTGGGTAATATAAAGGGTAGATTTGAATATCCCGAACTACGTAGGATGGCCCAGAAACTCTTTGAACAGCATCGTCCTGATGTGTGTATGGTGGAGAAGAAGGCCAGTGGACAATCACTCATCCAAGATATGA